CCGTGCAGTCTCTCGGCATTTTGATTAGCACGCCTCCAGGGCGATTTTGGGCATTAATGTAGTGACCCCATAGTTTAACGTCCATCGACGTAGTTTAAGGTCTTCGGACCCGGTTTAAATCCATGGCACCCCAACGGATTGGTGGTCTGAATTATAATGACCACCCCATGATGGGGTATTACCCTTATAGTAATTCTCAATTTGGATTTGCATATCTGGTTGGATTCCATAAGCCAACCAGAAGCTGTACCTCGTTTGTTCCGTAATCAATGAATAAGATCTATTCATATCATGACCGAAATATGACAAGCCACCACGCATGTGAACGTCATTGGTAACCCTCTTCCAGCCTTCGGAAGCACGTCTAAAAGATTCGTAAAATTCCTGAAACACGGGAATGCCACCACTTAGTGACATACCGCCATCTCCCACATAGCCTAACCAAGAATAGTAGGATTTCTCGGTTTCTAATGGCTTGATGAACATGCTATCTTTGACTAAACTGACCTTCGGATTGCGAACCATAATATAACGTTCGCCATCCCAAACTGGCCGTGTTTGACAAAACTCGACACGTTCGAGTAGATTGACAGTGGGCTCGACTTTCATGTCGAAACCCATGTCGCGGAACCACTGATCTAGTCCTGCTTGGAATTTATTTTCATTTTTCTTAGACATGAAGACAACACAATCATCACCATTATTGATCAATGAGTATTTCTTTAACCCAATTTCTTGACAATATTGATAGATTAACGAACACATGATGATACAGTTGCCTAGTGAGGTATTCATATCCCCGGACATACGGGTTCCAGAAACCTTATACTTCAACTTACCGTCGTCGAGGTAAGAGCTGCAGACATTCTTTTCCTGCCAGCTTAGTAATTGATTCAACTCATTACTTTTGAAATGTTTCTTATAGAAACCGTGTTCCCATTTGAGCGCTTGCAATGACACATGTTGATCAAATCGACTCGCATCCAACCCAATAGCAATACAGTTGGCATAGCGGTTAAATTTATTTTGTATCAAGGCACCGACATCGGTGAGATTTAAACCTTTTGCTATCGTAACTTCTCCGAATAGCTTGGCAAATGCCTGGTAGATTTTATGTTCTACCGGCTTAAGATATTTGCCTACCTCTACATTAAAACGCGGATCACGAGGGGAAACCACACGCTGAACCGGATCTGGTTTAGCTGTTTGATTGGTTTTCTCGATTTTTCCGAAGACTTTGATATGCGAATCAGTAACACGGATTGAGCGTGATTCAAGACTCGTCACTGCATTAGTGTAAATCGTCTTCTTGCGGCCATCGTAACTGCTGACAAACTCAGCATGTGTTAGAACGGCGGTCGGGGAAAGATGACTCACGATAAAGTCGCGTATCTTATTCATTTTAGAATAAATCTTCTCGAGAGGGCGTGGTGGTGCGACAAATTCGCCGGAAGGATCTTTGACATAAAAGACCCGCTCACACACACCTCTTTCAAGGTTATTAATGCTCTTATTATGCACAGTAATCTTAGTATCGGTTCCTACATTGGCAACCTGATAGATACCGCGCTTCTTAGCACTTTTGCCCGGATAGTGTGTTACCTTCAGTGCTGGATGTGAGAGCTTGGACGGCTGACTCTCAATTCCAGGTAACACTACTGGGCCTCTTCAAACCTGTCCGGTAAACCGACTAGCAACATGATCGTTACTAATCGGGACCGCAGGATTGGAGCGTTGTAGTTCATATTCGCACG